ATTTAATTTCCCAGAATGGAAGTTCTTTGTGGTCAAATGGAAGTGGAGAAATCTCCATCGCATCGTTTATTAAAAGTGGATTAAGCCAAACACCGTTAGCTATCATAACGTATTCGTCTACGTCTTTGTTATAGTATCTAATGACTTCAACCTCTCCTTCACCAACTCGACCAGCGATATAGTCAAGATAGAAAGGTCTATGTTCCATTGATTCATCGACTAGCTCCATTGGAGAAACTAAAGAAGCTCTTCCGTAAGACGCGAAGTCTTGTAAAAATTGATTGTAAGGAAGCACAACTCTCCAGAAACAATAAGGCATCTTTCTAATTTCATTGACACCTACAGAAGATGGATAAAAGTCTTCAAGTCGAAGCATTTCACCAAACAGTCTGTTTGTCTTCTTAGTATTTTTCCTTATCTTGATATCATCTCCAGAACTAACAACGTCTCGTATTGATTGCTTTTTCTTTTCATGTCCTTCGTAAGCAATTGAAGTTCCCTTAACAATCGCCTCCAAAAGCACATCGCTCAAGAATTTTTCGTATTCGTCTATATCTTCAGAGTAATCATATAGGTTTGAAAGAATCTGCCCTCTACGAAGGTCTTCGTCTCCTCTTCCCACAAATTCTGCAATAGGAAGAACTTCAACTATCTTTCCTAGGACAGCCGTAACTTTGTTTCGAGTGAAGGGTACGTGAACCCTCGCTTGCCAATCTTCTATAAAATCCCTTGTATCAAAGTTGGTATTGTATCTTCTTACAGAATCTTCGATGTAAGTAATAAGGTCGTCACCATCAAAATTCTCAAACGCGGTGTTGCGACCATCTCTAGAAAGCCTAAACTTAAAAAGAGTTTTATCTAGTACATCCCTCTCTTCTTTGTTTGGCTTATGTGTTGTTCTTTGCACGTCCTCTTGTTTAAGGACGCTTACATTTTTCGTATCTGATTTTGCTTCAGGCATTTCAAGATTTTATTTGATGTTATTATACCACATATTTAAAAATATAGCAAATTACTTGACTCTAACATTTTTATAGGCATTAACAGCTTCCTGGTAAAATTCTTTATCATTTTTAAACATATAGACCCTTTTCTTCATTGTTCCGATAGAATCCCAATATCCTTCAACAAAGTTCTTTATTTTCAAAGTTAGTTCAGCCTGGTCTTCAAACTCCTCGAAATATTGCTTACTTTGAAATCGCGGGTCTCTTTCCTCTATATCATATCCCTTGTAAGGCATCCACTTATAACACTCATGCATATAGGCTGGTTCACAACCACCTACCCAATATATTCGAACAAACCCATATTTAATCGGCTTGAATCTTATGTGCGGACTCATTTTCTCACATTCTTTCTTAAATCTTCTATACCAAAGGGAACCTCCTGTCATACTAATAACTTACTATCTTATTATGCCGTCTGGGTTGAGCGTCCCTTTTAGGAACCCTATCTCTCGGCTTCATACTTTTTGGTTTAATATCCTCAAAACCAAGAGCTAAATACTCAAGAGCACTCCTGTAGTGAGAATAAGCATCGTGCTTAGGCTTTTCGCTGCGAACAACATCCAAACCTTCTTGTTTAACTTTTGGATATGACGAGTTTATAATACAAATGTTGAAATAGTCGGTCCGAATGTTTTTATTTAAGTCAATCCCATTCATAATCAATCTCTTTGTTGCTGACTTTCTAATATTAAACGCCTTCCACCTATCTTTGAAGTTCATAATTATCCCATAACTCTTTAGAACACTTATAACAGTTTCATCTGAAACAGGGTTAACAAACCTACCAGCTGGGTCCCCAAAATGTATTCCTTTACCCCACTCCTTATGTTTGTCAATTAATTCTAGTTCTTCTCTCGTATACTTATATTCGTCAGAAGAAACAATTCCTGTAACAAAAGGAACGTAATAATCTATATTTTTTCCAGTATTTCTGTATGTATCAATAATCCTGAGACGACTACTTCTGTGGTCTTTTTGCGCCCAGATAATGGCTGTGTCATCAGTCTTTCCAAAGTCCCAGCCAACATAGAGTCTGAGTTCTTCGTCATATTCAAAGAAACCACTCTCAACATTTACATCGTTCCATTCTGGATAAACCTTACCTTCCCTTGACTTTGTATATGAAAGTTCAATTTCTTGAGCAAAAGTTTCTTCAGTTCTTCTCGCCTTCTCATATTCGTACCATTCTTGGGTTTTGAACGGATGAAGCTTCCACAACAGTGTTAACTTTGAAATACCAGAATCACCTAGATAAGCATAGTAGTTATATCCATGAGGTGTAGAGTTTGCTATTCGACACTCAGTTGTGTCACCACAAGCATCCCAAGCATCCTTCGCATAGTCCCAGAAACCAAGTTCGTCAAAGAACACGGCAGTACATCGAGCACCACGACCAAATTCTGGGTTCATTGTGTCTCCAGCAATTAGGTTTTGGTTTACTGGATTAATAAGCTTTAGCTTTGTTCTGTGTTTTTGTATATTAAAATTCTTTGGAAGCATCCACTTAGGAAGACCTCTAACAAGATAATCTATCTTACCAAAGATAGACTTGTCTGTTCTGTCGTCCACAAGAGCTTCCTTGTATGAACCGAGAAGGAAATGAACACCGTCTCTAAACAACCAATAGTATAATGGGATAACACAGAATACAAGCCAAGTAATTCCCATTTCTCTTGACTTTTCAATAAGACCATCCTTCTTTCCTTCAATGTGGTCTACTACCCATTGGATTGTTGAGTCCTGAAACTCAAATGTTATAAAAGGTAGGTGCTTAACCCTTGTCTTAGGGCTAAACGTATAGCAAAAATTGTTGATAAAAAACTTAATTCCTTCAACCGTGTTGTCTGGCCTTTCACAAAGATGCCATAAATAAGAACGGGCTTTAACATATCTGTTCCCAGCGTCGTTTAACTCAAGCCTTGTCTTTAATTTTTTTTGGTATTCTTCCGACAGAAGATATTCAGTAAACTGCTTTTCTCTTCGTGCTGTTTCAAGAGCTTTCTGCTCTTCGGTTAAAATCTGTTTATCTGTAAGAATTGCCATAACTTGTTGCGGAGACGGGAGTTGCACCCGCAACTACTGGCGTATGAGACCAGCGCAAACTACTTTGCATCGTCCGCAGTTCATATTATAACATATATTGTCATACATTGCAAGTTCCAGAACAAGGGTTCGAACCTTAATTTCAGAGTTCAAAGCTCTGCGTCCTACCGATTAGACGATTCTGAATTATTTTTTGATACTTTCTATCTTAACACGAAGTAAATTAAAAAGACCCCTACCACTTACTCTCATCTTGCTTTGATTTCTTTTTATTTTTTCTCGCTTTTCCGCTTTCAACATGGTCAGAGAACTGAGAATCGAACTCAGACTATACCGTCCCAAGCGGCATGTGCAGCCTTAACACTTCACTCTGGTGGACCATAAGGGAATCGAACCCTTACTCTCGGTATGCAAAACCGACGTGCTACCATTATCACTAATGGCCCTGGTGAATCCAGAAGGAATTGAACCTTCAACCTTCTCCTTAAGAGGGAGTTGCTCTACCTGATTGAGCTATGAATTCTGGATGTCCTGTGGGGCATCGAACCCCAACCTGCGGATTACAAAACCACTATTCTGGCCGTTTAAACTACAGGACTGTGGTACACCCGAATGGAATCGAACCATTGTTACTGCCGTATCAGAGCAGTTTTCTACCATTGAAATACGAATGTGTGGACCCACAAGGATTCGAACCTTGAACCTTGGGGTTAAAAGCCCCCTACTCTACCGTTGAGTTATAGGTCCTGGGGTGATTAATGGGCTTTGCTCCCATACCGCCTCCTTCACGGGGAGGGATGCTACTGATTACACCATAAACACCTTGGCGGAAGGTAGTGGAGTTGAACCACTAAAGCCGTTAAGCCCGACGCTTTTCAAGAGCGCTTGACGCGCCGATGTCCGACCTTCCTTAATGTCACGAAATTTTAAGCTTTCGCCCTTTACCCTCGTGACCAGGGGGCTGCGGAAAATGTAGGATTCGAACCTACAGAGCTTTTACACCCCACTCCTTAGCAAGGAGCTTGACATGCCTAATGTCGAATCTTCCGTACCTAGAGAGAGATTCGAACTCTCACTGAGTGGCTTCTAAGACCACTGCCTCTGCCGTTGGGCTATCTAGGCTGGTATTCCCTGTAGGATTCAAACCTACATCATCTCCTTCGAAGGGAGGTATTCTCTTCAGTTAAACTAAGGGAACGTACTGAAGACGAGAGTCGAACTCGTAGATTTTTAGCTTTTGAGACTAATGCGTTTGCCGTTTCGCCACTTCAGTTAATCTTTTGTGTGTTCTTATCCTGTGACAATTTGCACAAACAACCTCACACTTATCTATCTCTTCTTGTATCTTCTTTATTGATACGGCTGAATTAACAATTCGACAAACATTCTTAATTTTATTACCAGAAACGTGGTCAAAATCTAGAGCATATGGAGATTTGTTGTACCCGCAATCTTTACATCCGATACTTATCTTATAATTATTAACATATTCTTTATTCCGAGCCTTGTATTTTTTATTATTTACAAGAGTCCTTTGAATAATGCTTTCCTTATTTCTCTTATACCACTACTTGTGGTATGCTTTTTGTTTATCTTTATCTTTATAAGCCACAGCTTATTATAACATATTAAACTAATTCAGACAAGTTTAATATTGTGAGTCAAAAGGGAGTCGAACCCTTATGCCGAAGCCGAGAGGTTTAAGCTCTCTATGTATACCGTTTCATCATTGACTCATTTTAGGTATCTATAGGCGGGATTCTGTTGTCGATGATAATCTACCTTGTTTGTACGTCACCGCACAAATCTTTGCGCCTTCTCTTTCGAGTACAGACTCGCATACATGTAAGCATTTAGCCGTTTCAACCTAACTTAATAGGCTCGTCTCTGTTCGCAACTCTATGGTTTCCCACGACAGGCGTTACCTGCTACACTTGCCCGAAGGCAGTATGTCACGACCTTCCTCTCTCCCGTAAAACGAACTTACGGGTCGAGCTATCATCCGATACCGTGTGCTTTCTATTGGATTTGCACCAATGCTTTCTGTTCTTCAAACAGATGTGCTAACTACTGACACTAAAAAAGCGTAACCGCGATGGGATTCGAACCCATAACCTAGAGCTTAGAACACTCCTGCACTTCCGTTGTGCTTCACGGCTGTCCACCATATTGGAGTCGAACCAATCAATTGCCGAGATATAAGCTCGGTGCCTTACCGCTTGGCTAATGGTGAGTACACCTAAAGAGATTTGAACTCCTGACCTTCCCCGTGTAAAAGGGCTGCTCTACCGCTGAGCTATAAGTGCTTGGTAGCAGATACGGGATTTGAACCCGTGTCGCATGGGTGAAAACCATGCATCCTTGGCCTAACTAGACGAATCTGCCGTATTAAAGAACTAGCGTCTCCACGGAGAATTGAACTCCGATTTCTTCCGTGACAGGGAAGTATAATTCCATTATATCATAAAGACGGACATCTGGACAGGACTTGCACCTGCGTCTCTTGGTTTGCAGCCAAGCGTATCGCTTCTCTACCACCAGATGGTGCGGGTAAGAGGACTCGAACCTCTTGCTACTGCTTGGAAGGCAGTTATGTTACCACATCTACCATACCCGCTGGCTCCTCCGAAGGGAATCGAACCCCTATTTCTTGGTTAACAGCCAAGCATAATACCTTTATATCACAGAGAATTAAAAAAACCGTGTATTCACGGTCCTAACAAAAAGCTTAATTTTGTTATTTCCGTTATGTTTTAATTTTAAAGTAAGAGAATACTGATACTGGGAGTGACGTTAAGAACATTGACAAGCCTCTGGCTATATCGCGTTTAGTTCCATTTGAATCGCTCTTACAAACAAATTCATCAACTACAGGCCTACCCTCGTAAATACAGTTCTCGACCCCTAAAAGAGTTTCTAAACCAATATTGGCTAAGGTCCCAGCACCTACAACAGCCATAATTCCTGTTACTACAAATATTAAAGCTACTGCTATTGTGAATGGACTTTTAAACATTACTTATTCCTTACGTCATTGGCTTCTGAATTCACCTCTCTCATCTTTCCAACCAAAGCTAAAGCATCATCGGCAGAGATATTTTTATCTATCTTAGCCATAACCGCGATATTTTCAGTTGCTTCTCCCTTAAGAATTTGACTCTTATCAAAGGCAATGCCCCCAATAACTCCTAATTCTTTAAATGAGATACTGTCAATCTTCTTACGGCTCTTACCAACCATATCTAGTTTCCTATCTATGATATTGAAGGTCTTATCTCTAATACCTCCCATTAAAGCCTTAATATCTTGACTGTCTAGTCTTTGTTCCGCCAAAGACCTAGACTGAGCGTTAGGTCCTGCCACATTTCTTTTTGCCGAAGCCTCAGCAACAAGGTCAAGGACCTCTGTGGTAATTCCAAACTTCTCATATTTTGCAGGGTTATTTTTAACTTTTGTTTTAACTGCTGAAACTGCATTTCTAACAGACTTCGGGCTACTATATACTTTGTCAAATCCATATTCTAATCCAACTTGGTATGCAGACCCGTAAGCTAATTTCTTAAAAATCTCTGCTTGCTTTTCTTCTCCGAATTGCATTTATGTATTATACCACATATTTGTAATATATACAAGCGATTTATTCCCTGTAAGCCGACCAGGCACTACCTCTCCGAAAAGGGGTGTCGACGCTGGACGGCTCACAAAGAACAAGCCGTTGGCGGGAAGTGAGAGAATCGAACTCTCTATCCAAGGTTTGGAATCTCGGTACCCTCCATAGGGACTAACCATAGTCCCCCGAAGGGGACTGTTTGTGGCTGAGGAATGTATAATATTTCCTCACTTACGTCT